GTTAAATAATTGATTGTTCCCGCACCTGTTCCAGCCGCACCCGTTAAACCACCCGCCGCGTTATCGACCAACTCATACCAGTTACCCAACGCCATATAAGACACAATCAATGCACCTGGTTGTGGTGGTGGATTAATGTTGAGCGTATAAACAAAGGAACGACTGGTATCAGTGACAGGAATAGAGTCGGTATCAGCAACGACCAACGGCACACCAGCAGGCATAAAGTGCGCTGTTTTTGTACCACCAATATTTGGAGCAGTCGCACCAAAAGAAATAATACCCGCTGTATAGTCAATCGTACCAACTGACACGCCGCCTATTATTACTTGCCCTGCATTATCGGTAATAACACCACCGCTATACTCGATTGATAACGAACTAGGATAACAAGGTCGTCCTAAGTACACATTAACCGCTGAACCTATCGTATGATCAAACGTGATTGAAGTAGTCCCCGCCGCCGCTGGAATCATTGGTGTGGTATTACCCGCCGCCGTTAAGTCAATCAACGGGGTTTGCGACTGCGAACTAGGCACAACCTGTGAATACACGCTATCGACCATCACGCTGTAATCGCCTAACGATGCCGATGTTTTCAAAGGACGCGCTGAATAATACTTTGCCGCGTTGGCTACCGTAGTGCGATACAGTACCGATGCAGGTGTCATACCATCATAGCGACTCATTTCAGTGCCTTGAAAGTCATACTCTAATGGGTTAGCCAGTTCGACACTCACCACCCGACGCTTAAAAACCCCTTGAGTATCGGTAAATTCCTGCACCACACTGGTGACGGCTACTACTCGTACATACTGTTCGGTATTGTTTGCCGCTTTCAGGATTAAAAACACTTCACCATTGGTGGGTACAGCCGCTGATTCACTTTGAAAAATCGTCAAGGTTTGTGAGCCTTGATACTGAGTGCCATACAGAAAGCCTAAATACTTAGCACCTTGAGCGCGATAGTTTTCAATTCGTGCCGCCGCTTCAGGACGGGTATCAAAATGGTCACCTGTTTTAAACAGATTAACGCCCAGTTTTTGGTCTTTGGGTAATTTGCTCAAAATGACATGAGTGCCTAAGAATGGCTCATCGGTTTGGGTGCGGACGGCGGCAAAAATCTTGCGTAAACCCACATGGCCATAAACGCGGGCAAGGTGCGGAATATCGCCAAAGATGTTATTTGATTGCCCATCGACAATGACGGATTCAACCAAGCCACCACCGCCCTCAGGACTATCCGCCATCACTTCAGAGGCTAATAGCCGTAAATCGCCTGTTAAAATCGCCATAGTTATACCTGTATTAATCTAATAATGAGTGAGTACACATCGTCTTCTTCCATGATCCGATAATCTACAATGGGTTTGGCTTCTATCGGCTTATCGGCATTGCGGAATCGAACGCTAAACGTGCGCGCATCGGGTAGCACCAACGTTATCGGAGCAGTGATAGTGAGCTTTGCATAGAGGGCATCAATTTGTTCACGCGTTGCCCAGCCATGATCAGCATCACCTGATAAAGTGATAGGTCTACCTGATAATTTTTCTGCGGTTTCAACGACCAATGCCCCACTTAATGCGTAAGACTGCGATTGCTCAGTTGGAGTCCAGTCATATTCATCAGTCCATAGCAAATCAGGTGGTAATACCAAGCCATCTAGCGTTAAATCCGTCATTGTTTAGTCACTCCACTGACTGTATTTAATTCGTCAAAAAAACTGGCAAAGTTAGGGTCTTGTGATTGCCCTGTTACTGATTTTGAGCCATCGGGCGAAACAAATTTAACCGTTGATACTTTGCCCGCTGGTGTGGGCGTTGAACTGCTACGCGATACCATAGGTGAAAAGTTTGCAGGGGTAATGCTTGGTAATGATGGCGGGGCAATAGTCGGGGGTATTGCCGATGTTGGCTTTGCTGGTGTTGGTGCTTGCTCTACGGGTTGTGCGGGAGTGGATGAACTAAAGCTTGCTGAAATATCTTCCATCGCTAAACTGGCTCTGGCTTTTTCTTCAAACGATGATGATAAAGTGGTAATTACCTGACTGGCTTTAACGCCATTCAAATACATATCCCGCCATTCCAGCGGCAAACCATTAGCTTTTAGATATTCCCCAACCCGATATTCAAATCGGCGTTCCTGACCATTTGGATCAGTACTGCCCGATGTCGAACCAGACATACGCCAGATAATCTGATTACGCGGGTCATTAAACACAGCTACCGCTTGTTCGTAAGCCTGTTTTTTCAGCTCATCAACTTTCTGTTTAACCTTGTCATCACCTACCAAGCCACCGCCTGCATAATGCGCAATAGCAACAGGATTAGAGCCGTAGTTAATCGCATCAAACGTACCTTTGCCGTATTGAGCGACTTTATCGGCTTTAATGACATACTCACCATTGGATAACATGGCAGGTATTTCATCGCTAGTCCCTGTGCCTTTACCGCTAATTGCACCCTGCTTTTTAGTAAACCCACCATTGGCATAGTGATAAATCATACCGCCTGTAGCGTGAGCTTGCGTGCGAGTTTCTACCACATTGATAGTATGCGTAGACGAAGTAGGCTGTTTAATGCGGGCAATTGCCGCATCAATAGCGGCTGTATCAGGGTCTATCTTTAACGAATGTTTAGCTTGCAATTCCTTATTTAACGACTCGATAACGCTTTGCACACTGCCTAAAGCGGACTTTGCCTCATCCGCACTAGCAGATAATTCACCTAAACGTTGCTTATTAGCATCCTGTGCTTTTTGATTGGTTGCCAGCAAGCCTGCCTGAGCTTTATCAGTAATCTTGATAATATCATCATATTGACCTTGAAAACCATGCCCTGCATTAATGCTTTCCTGCTGTGCCGTAGCGAGCTTCTTGCCCAGTTCTAAAATACGCGCATCATATTCTTCAGCAGATTTCATATCGCCATCGGCTGCGGCTTTCTTCTGATCTGAGACTAACTTATCAAGTTGCCCGCGTTCAGCAATATCTTTTTCCCAGCCTTTCTTGGAGCTAATCAACAATCCTGTTTTAAACTCCTCGTAAGATTGTTCAATCCCTTTACGCTGTTCAGTCAACTTCAAAGAATCATTAGCCAGTCGTTGTTCTTCAGAGATAATCTCATCAATCATTACACCATAGCTTTTAGCTTGAGCGTTATACACCCCCAGCTTGGCTTGCAATGATTCCTTATCCAGCATATTACGCGCTGAAGAGCCTTCCTTAGCCATTTCGATTTCTTTATTAAACGAATCATTAATAACAGCAATCTTGCCTTTTGCAGCTTGCTGGATAATCAACAACTGAGCATTATTACTGGCTTTAATCGCCTGTGTAACTAGCAATTCCTTTTCCAGCTCACTAATCCCAAGCGCAGAAATATCGGCTTTGCGCTGTGCTAAAGTAGCCTTTAATTCCTCATTTTGCCGTGAGTTTTCCGCATCAACCACCGCACCAGATTCCTTGATACCATCTTCAATTGCCTTAAGCTTGGCTTTTTCGGCGGCAATACTTTTCTTTGTCACTGCCTCCTGTGAGGTATTGGAATTGACTTCTATTTGTTTTTGAATGGCAGATTGCTTGGACTCATAAGCATTTAAACGCAGCTCATCATCATTAAGCTGCTTTGTCTCATAAAGAGATAGCTTTTCACCTGAATGGAGCTTTATTTTTAATTGTTCAGCATTATTGGCTAATTGCTCAATATTGCGCTGAGTATCGGTTAATGCTACTTTGAGTTCATTAACAGGAACGCTAGTAGCATCAAAATTCTTGATTAACTCAATGTCCTTTTGATTAAGCAAGTCTATCTTCTTGCCAGTCAACTCAAGATCATCAAGCAATGCCTGACGCTTTCCCGCATTTCCCCATAGATTGGATATATTTGAAAAACTGAATTCTTCAAGCTTTGCTATCTTGGCATTGAGTTCATCAGTAGCATTTTTAGCCTCATCGAGACCTAACTTGACCTCATACGATGACATCTCCTTGATTTTTTCATTAATCAAATTGAGATTATCAGAGAATAACTTAGCCTTAGCCTCTGCTTTTCCTTCTGCATCGGTAATTTTGTTTAACACCTCATAGAGACCATATAACGCAATTACCGCAACACCAACAGGACCGCCAACAAACGCCATTGCTGATTTGGCAGCTGCCCCAAGTCGGGTCATTGCCACACCACTGGCATTAGTTGCCTCTGCCAAAGCGAGCTGAGAAGCGGCGAGTTTTTCATTTTGACCGATTAAAAACGCATCAGCTGCCGCCTTTGATCTTGATGCTGCCGCAAGTCTTTCAGTAGCGGCTATTTGTGACAGCTCAGCATCGACCAGCATAGCTGCTGATCCAGATGCTAACTCATTCATCCTAGCCTGTTCCAGCGTAGCATTCGCTAATACAAGTTCGGCTGCTGCCAGTTCAGCAGTAGCAGTTCTTTCGACTAACTTTGCTTCTGCTGCTGCTACTTTTGCTGCGCGTGCTGCAACAGTGCGCTGCTCGTTTTCAATAATGGCAGCTGTATGAGCTTGCTCTACCTGTATCGCCTCAATACCTGACTTGGTATAAGCTGCCAATGAAGCCGCCGCCTTACCCGCCATTGTTACAGCTATCAGGGTGATGGTTTGAACAATGGCATCACCATTATCTTTTAACCAGCCATAAGCCGATTTACCCACATCAACAACACTAAGCACAGCAGTAGCAATAGGTTTTTCCAGCTCCTTTGCCATTGCCGTATAGCTATTTCCTATATCGGCATACGATGCAGAGATAGTGCCACCAGCACGCGCCGATGCGCCTTCATAGGCTTGTAAAGCTTGCACCATGTGCTTACCGAATACTTCACTGGTCAAAGTCCCTGTGCCAATCATCACCCGCAACTGTCCAACAGTTACCCCAAATGATTTGGCTATCTCATTAGCCAGACCAGGCATAGGCTCAGTGATCTGCTTAAACTCTTCCATTGCGACAATGCCAGTGCCTAAAGCCTGTGCCAGACCATAGGTAGACATCGCCATCTGGTCTTGTGTCGCACCTGTTTTAGTCATGGCATTACTGAATCCTTCCAGTAATTGAATTGCTTGTTGCCGTGTGATGATGCCCGCTTTTTCTAGTGATAGAAATGAGGCATAAGAACTTGTTAAACCGTTGACTGCTTTATGATGACGCTCAGCTAAATCGACCAGATACGCTTCACTGGCAGAATAATCCTGAGCTGAATTGGTAAGACCTGATAAGCGTGTCCGCAAGTCCTGAACGACCCGAATCGCCTCTATCAGCTTGTTGGTAAACATAACGACGGCACCAAGAGCAAACGCACCAGCTAACGAACTCTTGATGTCCGTCGATACACGGTTGACCGCTCCGCTTATGCCGCCTAAATTCTTGCTGACATCCGATGCTGCCTTATCGCCTGCACCTGCGCCTGCATTTTTTAAATCATCAAGACCTTTTTTAGCATTAGCCAGACCTTGCTTTAAGCCATCCGCTAATAACGTCAGCTTAATTTTCAGCTCATTTTGACTAGCCACAAAAGCTCCTTATTTATCTATATAAAAATCTTGTACTGCCTGAAAGAATTGCCAGCCATAGTGCCAACAATCAACATGACCATGATGAATAAGCCCTGCACAGACAATATTTAAATCCGCCTCAATCTGAGCCAGTTTTTTTATTGATCTGAGTCCATTGCCAGATTTGGCAGGCGAAAAAAAACTGGCATTCAGTTGAATAAATGCCAGTCTCACAGCTTCAGTAACATCACCGTCAATCAAATCAGAGTCGATTAATAGTGCGTTATCCCATTGCTCACTGGTTATTTCGTTAATCGCCACATCACCACCAGCCAGTAACTGAGTGAGGGAATTTTTAAAGTCAATGGGTCTTATTTCACGGACAATCGCATTACCGATTCGCAACTGTCCGCGCATGACTAGAATGACTCGATAGTGAACGGTGTTGTTTTACCAGACAATAACTCAGCCCGACCTTTCATCTTGAACTCAACGAATTTGTCAGACATAAAGTCGATTGCGGAATCACTGGTTAATAATGCGCGGTCAATAGTGATAATGACAGCGGTGTTATCAACCAGATTGCGACCATCCAGCTGTAACCATGTTTTGATTTGCGATACGGTAGAACCATTGACTTTATAGCCACTGATTGCGCCGTGGGCATAACTTACTTTGATAGCCTGACTATCAGTAATCGTTGCCTTGGCTTCAATCATGCCTAGCATATAGTTGATTTCATAATCAGTGCCTTCAACATAAGTCACCGTCGCACCCGTATTTGTCACTACGACAGAACCAGCGGTTAGATTACGCTGAGCCAAAGGCACAAACGTATTCAGCTTGGCAGTAACCGATTCGGCAGTCACTGTGCCGCCACCTGTTGATAGCACGGAGTTATCGCCCATCACAGCCATTGCCAATGATTCTTTATCGAAATTAGTAATCATCAAGCTCAGCTCTACAGGCTTTGGAATTGCTACCGATGCCGTTACCACGCCGTAAATGCCTTTGTCTTTACTGACCTGTTCTTTAATATCGCCTGTTGCCTTGATTTCCAAGGACGCTAAACCAAGAACCTTTTTAATGCCTGTTGGGTTGCCGTTTAAATCCAAACGGTTCAGATACAGCGTACCTTCTGCCAACATGCCTGAATTTGTACCTGACATATTATTTATCCTGCTTTGATGTAGTTACGATTTCAGCAACACCTCGCGCTATTAACCAGTCCGCTTGTGACGGTGTAACAGTAAGGGTATCGCCAGATTTATATTGCTTGTCTTCATGGGTATGAGGTGCTTTAAGTAACACCTTAACGTCATTGCTCATCATCTCCCTCTCTTCAGGATAAAAGTGATTTCAGTATTAAAAAACGGGGAATTGGGAGGAACTTCGGTAAATACGACAAACTCGGAAGCAACAAAGAATTCACCTACTACCATATTGTCTTGCAAACTCTTGATTATCATTTCCACGACAGCACTGCTGTTCACAGCACCTGAAAACGCCAGAAACTGTGCATCACCTGACAGTTCGTCAGTAATAACTGCGTTATTCGCATCCAGCAAACGATCATCATTAACACCCAGTACCAACGAGATAACAAAGTCATCGCTCAATGGTTTTCTGCCTGGGTAAGTCCCTTTGGTGCAGACATAACTGAGAATGGGATAATCATCGACCTTCAATGCTTTCTTGTAGCCGAACAAATGTTTTAAGGTCTTGCCATAATGCGCATTAAAAAATGCAACCAACTCGGCATCGACACTCAAACGATTGCGTAAAGCGATTAATACTGCGTTCATCCTCGCCCCAGTGTTACATTGCCAAAACCAGCCGTTTCTGTGATACCCAACGCTGCTTTTGAAAGTCCGCTAATCAGCATATCCAGCGTGGCTTTAAATTGCCGCGCCTTGTCAATAAGGATAGACTCATCGCCAATTGCCCCTGCAATAGCCGCTTCACGCTTGGCATAAACAGCCGCTATTTCAGTCAGCAATGTTTTAGGTAGTACAACATCGCTTGGATTAATGCCACGTTCCCGTAATACCACATCAACATAGACATTGCCGCTATCAACATGCCGCTGTTTAACGCTAATAGCAGGATCAGCACAATCCGCTAACATACAATAATTAGTCATTTGCACCCGCCTCAGCCAATACCGACCGTATGCGATTCATCATTTTCTGTTCACGATTGCCCATGTCTGTATAAAAGAATGGGAACGGACGTGAACCAGGATGATTAACGGATTTACGAAAAAAGAAACCGCCAGCACTAGGAATCTTTAACGCCTTGCGATTCTTTGCTGAGATAACATGAGGTCGTGTGCCAAACTCCACATAAGGAGCATGTTTAGCATTAGCAAATACCAACGCTGAATCATTACCCGCTGGAGTCCAATTGACAGACTGTTCCAGTTGACCCGTTCGAGTTTTAAAGCTACGACCTGAATGTATTGTTTCCAGTACATCATCGATATAACCTTCCGCTGCTACATAAGTTGCCTTAATAACCGTCTGTTCAGAAGCCAGTGCCGCCAATACCGACGGCACATCGCCTAGGTCAATCGAGATGTTAAGCATCAGCCTTAGTTTTTTTCTTGCCTGTATCACCTTCCGAATTCAATTCTTCTGGTACAGGTGCAGGCTGTTCATAGCTATAGCCGCAACGTTCAACACACTCCCGCGCATCAACAGGTTCTTTTTGTTCGGCAACACCGTCTGGTCTATAAACTTTAATCATTAGCTTGCATCCTTGCCGATAAAGGCAGAATAGTTAATGCCAGTAGCGATAGTGCCTGCTACGGTGGTATGGATTCGGACATAACGATACAGCGTGCCGTTCTCTTCGTTTTGGAACGGAATCACATACCGTCCAGCCGCGCTTAATGCCGCATCCATAGGTATAACCAGATTACCAAACACTTTACGACCTAAGCATACAGAACCGCTTGCCATTGTCGGATCATTAGAACCTTCCAGAGATACTGTATAGATTTCATCCCCTGTAGCAATTTCACAGGCAGTCAGATCGATCACTACATCGGCATCAACAAAACCTGCCCCCAAGTCCAAAATCAAACTGCCGTTTGCTGTTGCCGCTACTAAACCCGCTGCTTTTAATAGCAGCGCGTTATCATAGGTATATTGAGTATATTGACTCATCTAGCCCCCCTTACTTAGTGACCGCTGCATCAGCGATAGAATATAAACGGGTAGCCGCACGACCATTCATAATACAAATGCCGTTGAACCACTCGACCCGCGTACGATATAAAGGCGATGATTGCAATTCACCTAAATCCTGTACACGCATACCGCCATTTTGGATACCAGATACAGCACCATCACCCAGACTTAAGACATAAATAGAAGTCGCTGTCGCTGTGCCTGACGTTGCCGCTTCGGTAAATGGCAGAATCGCAGTGCCATCATTATCCAGATCAACCGTTAAAATAGGCAGATCGTTGTACTTGGTAACTGTCCGACCAAAAGCATCTTTATCATAAGAAATGAAACCGCCAACCGCTGTATCACGCGCCGCTTGTGTCAAGCGTCTACGCATTGCCTTATTCATCAGCAAATGAGTAGGATTCAAGGTTTGGTCAATCGCCTCATCAAGCTTGGCTAATGACAATGGCGTACCATTCGCGGTAGCACCCGCTGCGATCATCTGGCTGCCAGTAATACGTTTTTGCAAGCCGTCAAATTCACGCGGATCAGAAGCAGAATCGCCTTTGATGAATTTTTTAGTCCAGGCTAAACCTAGACCGCGTACTTTCATTTGCTCCTGAACTGCACGCTGATTCATACCCATCGTTTGTACGATAAAGGTATCAACATCCAGTTCGCCGCCTGCAATTACCAGAGCTTCAGTCAGAGGATTCAATACGCCAGTAGAGGCAGTATAGGATTCATTGACCCCACGGAAACCGATGCCAGGCAGATTAGTTTCACGATTATATTTAAGCGCGTTGCCTTGAATATCAATAAAAGGCAGGTTCATTAAAATGTCGCTAGAACCCGCATACATCTCAACAATCGCGCTGCGAATAACGTCGCCAGTTTCAAGCTTGGCAGCTTCGACCAGTGTTAACGCCATAATTATTTAACTCCTTGTGAGCGTGCCAAGTTCATCCGTTCAACAGGAGACAGGTTGGCAGTATTAGAGGGAGGAGAAGTAATACCTGTTTGCTGGGTTCCTGACCCAGTATTACCCGATGCTTTAGCCAGAAACGGCTTAGCTTTTAATAAATTGGCAACAGCCTCTTTAACAGGCTTGCCGTCAACAGTGACATTGCCATCCGAATCAACAGCAGCTTTATTAGCCAGCAAATCATGAATTACTTCTGAATCAAGCGCATCAGCAGAGGCACTCAATAGCGCAGTGTGAACCAAGGTGGACTGGAATTTGTTTTTGTAGCCATCGGCTTCTTGGGACTTACTATCCAAAAGTGCCTGTAAATCACCTTTGTCCTTCAGTTGCTGCTCTTTCAGTGCATCAAGTGACTTATGACCTGTAGCGGCTTCAAGGTCTTTTTGCCATTGAGCCTGTGCTTTTGCAATCTCAGCATTCACATCGACCGTATCAGGCGGAGGCGTAGTAGCTGGTGGAGTTTGATTATTGGATTCGGGCATGATGCTTTCCTGTATCTGACTTGAAAATTAAATCAGGCTACAGAGTAAGCTCAGGGCGCATGGAAATATTGTTGAAAAGGTTCATCATCAGTACAAGTTAGCTAAAAAGCTTTTTGTACTGCAAAACGATAACCATAAATGAAAATTAAGGCTAGTTTAACGGGGGTTTAACGGGGGTAAAATCAAAAAGCAATATGACGGTAGCGGATATAAGTATATCGTAGCTTAAATGGCTATATTTAAAAAATACTCTTTTGACCGCCATTTGCTAATAATTCCACATAATCGGATTTGCTTATCAAACCAGTCCCTTCTTTATTAAGCAAGGTTTTTAATGAGGTTCCTTTACTCATTGCTTCACTAGCCCATTTAGGCAAAATCTGCTCTCGCTGCTTATCATTTAGCTTAGCCAGAAAGCCAGCATAATTCTCACTGCCTTGTGCTTTTACCATAGACACTCTAGGCGTAAGTGTACACATACAATGAGGGTGTGCTTTATGCCTTGGCACACTATCCTTACGCCAGACCCCTTTGCCTAGCCCTTGGTCAATGTTTGCATAGTAATCGCAAATATCAAAAATCTTGTGACTGCTGCTAAGCCGCCATTGATAACCGATAATCAACTCATTATCTATCGTGGCTTCAATAATTGCCCGATGTGCCGCTGTCGCCATTTCCGTTCTGGCTATCCGTTTCAGGTTATAAAGCTGTTTGTCATATAGCCACCATTGCAACGACTTATCGACCAGACTCAGATTATTTTTAGTAACTGCTACCTTAATTTGATTCAATAACTGCAAAGACGCATGACGCGACCCTGTAACAGCCAGCTTATCAATATATTGCTCTACTTTGCTTAACGTGTACTTCCATTGCTGAGTTGCTTCTGGATCATGAATCAGTTGCCGTGCGGCATCGGTTAATTCTTTCGTCCATTTATTGCGATTATTACTCACCATAGCAAACTGCTTGGCACGGTCAAATTCAATCATACGCTGCATATTATAGAGCAGGGTATTAACCGATTCACCAGTCTTCACCCCTTGCTGCAACATTTGTCCTACGCCTTCTTCTGTCAGCGCGTTCCAGTTCCATAGTCGATTAGACAGGGTTAAATCATCAGCCCAGCGTTCAGTAAAGGCTTTTTCAGCTAATGCCAATACCTGCTTATTCTGCATATCACGCTTGCCGAACAAACCTAATGAACTCGCAACGACAATACCATTCTTGACTGTCTCATTCATTGCCGCCAAATACGCGGATAATTCAGCTTTGGCTTGTTCACTGATCTGCGATTTATCCTCTGGCAAGGCGGCAATAAATCGCTGGATAAAGGCATCGGTATCACCACCAATATTGCCCTCTACTATAAGTATCTCTTTAGCCAACTCACGGTAAAGAGCGGGGGTATCTGTCATAATCCAGCCGCCATAAGAATTAACAGCAACGCATCTTCATCATCACGATTAAGCATTATCGGAAATTCTTGGTCAATAGTCATACCTAATGAAGTTAGGTCTGCTAATGGCTTGGTTATCTCTACAACAGTTGCCTTTCCTGTCTTCTCAATACTGACATTACTACCTTTAACCTCGGAAACAGTATAAACACTGACATTAGATGACAAACTATCATCCGCCGAAACAGCATTAACAACAGCATTAATATCAACACTATTTTCAGGTTGGGTAATCTGTATTGAGGGCTTGTCTTTACCTTTTAATGGCGGAGCAGATTGCACAGGCTGATGATAATCAGTCCGTGGTCTCTTAGGCTGTACTGACTTATCGACATAATGGATAACATGAACAATCTGTCCATTATCCTTAGCCGCTTGTACAGCAATCCCCTCAGAAATTAGCATATCATCAGCTTCAATTATGCTGAGATTAGCCGCAATACTTCCCGCTTCCTGTACAAAACCATCCGAGTTTAAGCTATCGCTGCCTTCATTAATAGCCAATACACCATCAATGACCACGCTACCAATAATAGACGCGCTATCAGCAGATTCCGTTATCAGCAGTACAGAATTAACGGCAAGTATGCCGTTAGATGTCAATCCATCTGATGCTTCATCAATGGCGAGTGATGCAGTGATTAACCCAGTCGCATTAGCACTTAAAGTATCAGCTGATTCTACAACATCAACATAAGCGTTATTGCCAGCGGCTAAAACAAACCCATCAGAATTAAGGCTATCTGCTATTTCATTCAATAAAGCACTGGCAGTAATGGCAACGCCAGTTGCTGAGGTTATTACATCAGAAGCTTCGGTTATGTTTGCCGCTGCATTAATGCCAATAGCTGCCGCTGATGACAGGCTATCGCCAGATTCAGTAATCGCCAAAGTAGAGGCAATGGCAACCGTTGA